CTTCGATCTTTAAGCCGCTGGATTGTAGAGTTTCTCCAAACATGGTAAATTAAGAATTCCGCCAAGCTCTTTCACTTTGCGTATCTTGCTTTCTACATCTACAATCTCTTGTCGGGTTATACCAAATTTGTCATTAAGGTATCTACAGTAAGCATCATAATCGTTCCTACCTTTATGCCAAACCCTAGGTAGATCAGCATACTGATCAAACTCCGAAAGTTTTCCTGATTTGCCAAGCTTAATCATTGATTCGGCTAAAGCGCCAAATATGGGCAAACCGTCTGCCCAAGCTTGGAGGCACATTCCTTTAGAATGACACAACTCCTTCCTTGCTTCTTCCTTCTTCTTACCTTGTGGCAACTTAGTTGACCACGAAAGAGTCTGTATAACACGAGCAGGTTTTCTAGTCATCCTAATGGTACCCTCAGATGTTCTAAAGAAGTCATTAGACAAAAAGTCCATATCTTCTATATCACCAAAGTTAACCATCTTACAAATCTGGCCCAAACCATGCTCATGCAGGTGTTTCTTATCTGTAAACACTTGTGGAATTGCTTGCTTCAAATCTAACAAACGGTTGTCGGACAAACAGAACAAAACATCATCTCCTTTCACTTTGAGTCCATAATCATATATATTTGCTATCTCCTCAAAAGTGAATTGCCAATACGATATCATCAACATCGTATTGCCAAATGTTGTCCAACCATCCCCTGAAGCTCTGCCAACTGCTTTATATTTAAGATCACCATGATCAACAGACACATCCAGCTCCAAACTACCATCCAACGCCTCTTTAAGCATTTCATAGCTAAGAGGTTCTTGGAAATGGACGTTGGGTTGGCGTGCTGCTTCAAGAATCAAATCATTCATCAATTGGTTGCATTCAGGGTACTGGGTCATATCAAACCCAGAACCGTCCGATGCTCCCCAAATTGGTCTGAATATGCGCTGCTCTATCTTGTCTATTGACGCGCATATATCTAGCCAATTGGCTCTACCACAATATTCAGGCATATATTTACTAGCCATTTCCTCCAACTTATTTATAAAAGCATTAGCTAGCGCCTTCTTCTCATCAGTTGGTCCACAGATCTGTCGCTCTTTAGTATCATTCAAAGGAGTATCTTTCAAATCATGTGGTACTGTGGTAAATTGCATCTCAACTTTCGTAAACGCCTCATACTGCATCCTGCACTCCCCATCAAAATTACGCTTATCAGGGTGCAATGCAGCCAATATTTTCTTTCGGTATGCCACAGGATACTTCTCCAACCACTTCTCTAAAACTACATCTATTGAAACTTCATTAGATAAAAGTTTTACGAATCGTGGTATGAAGACCTCCTTAAACCATTTACTATACCGAGAAAACATCTTCTTCTCAAACCAAACTTTATTTGAGCAGGCTCTCAAAGACGATGCAAGGGCCGTTCTAGGACAGTGATGTTTCACTGTTGGTGTGTACCATAACTCAGTCTTTATTAAGGGGTATATCTGTTCTGCAGCAATGTGCTCTTCTGGCACATTGCAGGACAATTTAGCCAAATTTCCTGAATACTCTCCTCGTCCACGCAATTGTGGCGGTATCCGCCCAGCCTGTTTAACTGGATCACACCTGTCGGGGTCACTAACACATGAGGATGTCAGTTTGGCAAAGGGTGTCCCACCCTGCAGTGGGGGGGCCGTTACGCCGCCCCCAACGCTCTTCTAACATGCCTTGAAGTCTTTGAGGAGGAGGTCCCACCTCGACTCCTCACACAACCTCAGAACACGGGCTATCAAATAATTCTCCTGCACAGACAGAAGCTCGTAAGTTCTGTCTGTCATCTGCTTCTGCTTATTAGCCATAGTGTTTCTAATTGAGGTTGAGTTCTGCTTTATGCCTATCTCAACGTACGCATCAATAACATCACTAAGCTTTGCCATGGCGGTGGAATCGGTGTCAATC